ACAATGGAGCGAATGGTAGGCATCAGAATATCACTAAAACTGATTGCCAGTTCTTCCAGCTGGGACTTCAAGATGGTCACTTGTCCGGCAAGGTTATCCTGCATGACAGCCGCCATTTTTTCAGTCGTGCCATTGTAGCCGTCTACTGTATCTGAACAGGTATCAATGGCATTGGACAGTTTTTCAAAGTCCGCCGGAGAACCGTTGATGATTGCCAGCATACCGGACATTGCCTCTTTGCCAAACAGCGATGCGGCTGCCTGTGCCTGTTCTGCCTCGGAAAGTCCGCCCAATTTCTGTCGGAGTTGTTCCATGAGTTCCCGCAGAGAATACATCTTGCCGGAACTATCCGTCAGAGAAATGCCGTACTGTTCCATGGCAGATGCCACCGTGTCTGTCGGCTTTGCCAGATTGGTGATGGCGGAACGCAGTGCCGTACCAGCCTGTGAGGATTTGATACCGGCGTTTGCCATCAGTCCAATGGCGATAGCGGAATCTTCAGCGGAATAGCCCAAGGAACCCAGCACCGGAGCAGCATACTTGAAAGTTTCGCCCATCATGCTGACATTGGTGTTGGCATTGCTTGATGCGGCAGCCAGAATATCTGCAAAGTGTCCGCTGTCCGAAGCAGACAAACCGAAAGCGGTCAAAGCATCCGTGACAATGTCTGAAGTAGATGCCAAGTCCTCGCCGGAAGCAGCAGCAAGATTCATGATACCTTCGATACCGCTGAGCATATCGTTGGTTTTCCAGCCTGCCATTGCCATGTAGTTCATAGCATCCGCAGCCTCACTTGCAGAGAATTTTGTCTTGCTGCCCATTTCACGGGCTTTTTCCCGGAGAGCATCCATCTCTGAACCGGTCGCACCCGAAACAGCTGCCACCTTTGACATGGCGGAATCGAAATCCGCACCGGTTTTCACGGCAATGGTTCCCAGAGCCGTGACACCAGCGGTGACCGGCAGCAGCTTTTGTCCCACACCGGAAATTTTGTCCCCGGCTGACTGCAGCGTTTCACCCAGAACGCCCATCTTTTCCAAGGCGGTGTGAGAATTGTTTGCTTCTGTGGTCAGGCGTTTCAGTTCGTTTTCGGTTTCGATGATTTCACGCTGCAAAGCATCATACTGCTGCTGTGAAATTTCACCATTTGCAAGAGCAGTGTTTGCCTGTTCTGCCGCAGTTTTCAGCACTTCCAGCTTTTCCTTGGTAGCAGATACCGCATCTGCCAGCAACTTGTGTTTTTGGGATAGGAGTTCTGTGTTGGTGGGATCAAGCTTCAGCAGCTTCTGGACATCTTTCAGCTGCGTCTGCGTGCCTTTGATATCCTTGTTGACACCTTCCAGGGCTTTGGATAGCTTGGTGGTATCGCCGCCGATTTCTACGGTGATGCCCTTGATTCTATTAGCCATACAATCTCACCCCCTTATCAAAATTTATCGAAGTCACTCTGATCTGCCAGCACATCATAATGACACTCGTCATTCTCCCGTTCGGTGAACATATCATTCACCAGACCAATGGTCAAAAAATCCAAATCGCCCATTGACAAACCAAGCTGAACGCACCGCAACAAAAATAGTGGTGTGGTCATCGGTCGG